GCACCACGGGCTCGGTGCAGATGCACTCGTTCAGCGAGGGCGGCGTTTCAGACATCGTCAACGGAGGCAGTCTCTATGTGGACGGTGCCTCGCTGACCTTCGATGTCGTTTCCACACCCGCCATCGACACGGCGTTCTACAACGACACACTCCTCACTCCCGCAGGAATCGACATCAAGGGAGCGTCGGGCGACAAGACCTTCCTGTGGAACCTCAAGACCCCCGACACGCTCTCGACTTGGAACGCCTTCGTTGCGAACACCAACCTCGGCGTGACGGGTGCAGACAACTACATCATCTCGTCCAAGTTCGCCTCGTTCGGATACGGTGCGGCGGATGACACCTACACCTTCTACGGCTCAGGCGACTCGTTCACCAAGGCTGCGGTCGGCACGGAACTCGTCCTTCAGCACAGCCAAACGGGTGCGGCGGGAATCACCTTTGCACAGGTGTTCTCGGGAAGCACGGGACCCGCAGTCTATCCTGGAGTCACGGCGACCAATTGGTCGAAGTACCTCAATGCCGATCAACTCGACGGAGCCCATGCTCTCACCACGGCGACGGCTTGGTCGATTCCCGTATCTCTCGCCAACGGCAGGATCCATGAGGATTGGATCAACAGCGATGCCATCCGCAAGACCTTCTCACAGACGGGTCACTCGTTCGTCATGGGAGACATCCTGCGGTTCGACACGGACGGGTCGCTGACCTTCGCCCGTGCGGATACCGTGCCCACCGCCGAGGCAATCGGCATGGTCGAGGTCGCATCGGGCAGCACCCTCACGGTCATCACCAAGGGCTTCATCTCGGGTCTCACGGGTGCGAGGATCAACGCACTCAAGCCTCTCGTCACGGGCAACGCCTACTTCCTGAGCGCATCTGTCGGTGGAGGCATGATCGCCAACCCCGACTCGGGTGCATACGAGATCACGGCGGGACAGGTCCGAAAGGCGATGTTCATCGCATCGGGCATCGACAAGGGATATGTTGTCAACTACACGGGCGTGGTGGTCGGGGATGATCCCACCGACCTGATCTACCTAAACCGTGTCGCTCCCGTTGGAAGCATCCACCCCTTCGCAGGGCTGACCTCGGGAATCCCCGATGGTTGGCTCCTCTGCGACGGTGCCGCAGTAGCGCAGAACCAAGAGTCCGACCTCTTCGCCGTCATTGAGAACACCTACTACGCAGAGGCAGAGGTCTACGACTCGACCACCTTCGTCCTCGACGGGGATACAAGGGGAATCGCTGTCGGTGATGCCCTGCGTGTGGTGTGGGCTACGGGAAATGCGAATGTTGTCATCACCTCCTTCAACAGCAACAACCGCAGGGTGACGGTATCTTCAAGCGCATTCTCCGCATTGGCTGAGGGAACGGACCTCAAGGTCTACGGCAGGACCGTCCCATCGACAACGGGTCGCTCCATCTTCTTCCTGCCCGACCTCAGGCGCAGGACGATTTTCGGTGCCTCCTTCGGATCGGGGCTTGCGGGAAGTGGCGTGATCGTGCCGAGCCTCGCACAGGGTGCCCTCGGTGGCGAGAGCGAGGTCACGCTCACCACAAGCAACATCCCGCCCCACACCCATAGTCTCGACTCGACGGTCACGACCAATCCGTTCAGCAACTCCTACGGATCGACCACGACTCAGACGGGCGGCATCTTGGACACGGGGAACTCCCCGAGCCCGTTCACGATACTCCCTCCTCATGCGGTGATGCACTACATCATCCGTGCAAAGAAGGGGCAGAACGCCACCGTCCTTACGGGACACGACCACGACAACAGGTACATCAGGTACGACATCAACCACACCGTTGGTGCGGGTGCGTCGAGGACACTCACCGATGCGGACAGGGTTCAGTTCCGCAGCAATGCGAAGGTGCTGCGTAACGATGGAGACGATGTCTTCGGGGGCACCCTCACGGTAACGGGAGACCTTATCGTCGGGGGAGCGGGTGGTGCCGACAGCGTGGATCTCACGGTCAGCGGCGGCATGAGCAGCGACTTCGTGAACACCAACCGTGTGTTCGTCAACGAGTCCGCAGTCATCAAACTCGCTAGCGCACAGATCCTCAACATCACGGGTGCGTCGAACACCTTCGTGAAGATGTTCCCTGCCCTCAACTACGGCTTGACGGGTGCGAACAGGTACTACGATCAGAATCAAAACGACTCGGATAGCCGAAACCTCGTCGTTGACTACAAGACAGGTGATGTTACCTGCCGAGCCATGTTCAATGTCGGGGCTAGCGGTCCTCCAGCATCTACTGCGGGATATCCCGAAGGCTTCGTTTGGTACATCACAGGCACGGGCAACAACGCAAGCGGTGGAGGTGGGGGTGGATCCTTTGCGGACTCCATCACATACCTCAACGATTCAAGCACTCCGTTTAGGGTGTGGAGTTGGACATACACGAACTTTGGCACCAACGGGGATTATCCAAATGTGAGTACTAGGGGTTTCCAAATCCTTCAAGATGTGCCTCTTACTGCCAAGTTCGCCTACATCACGGTTGACTCCACGGTCATGGGCGACGATACCGTCTTGGACCTCAGGATGTGGGCGGGCAGGACAGTCGCTTTGGACAAAGGTCATCTGATTTTCTCTCTCATTGACTATAACTCAATAGGCGGTAGCAATAGCAGCGTGAAGCGTAACTACACCTCACCTGCTGTGCTTGTTCCTCTTCTTCAAGTCGGATCGAACATCGGATACTACTTCAATTTTGAAGAGGTTACCCAAGCCGTTGGATTGAACAACGATGTTTCGGTCAACATCAGGCTCCGCTTGGATGGCTACTTCTGATGCAAGGAGATGAATAATGACTTCCTTTGCGGATGTAGCCGTTGGTACGCAAGTGCCGCAAAATGGTTACTTTTTTGGAGTAAGCGTCACTAGCGTTCAGAGAACCGTCACTCTCTCGGGATTCAATGTCGTGAATCAAGGGTCGTGGAACTCAGGGTTCTCTGCGAAGGTCAAGCATGAAGACCTTTGGAAGCAAGTCGGAAACTCCAAGATCGTGCATGAGGGGACTTGGAAGGACACAGCCCCGACCATTCAGAGGACTGTCACGAAGAAGAGGGTCCTACTCTCTGGTGGCTTTGAGTTCAATCCCAACATACAGCCCTCGGTTGGCGTGGTGCGAATACCGAACGATTGGTACATACCCTCGGGATGGAAGATCGTCCGCAGTTACACAAGCGGAATCTACGATGACCTCTTGGACGGAATCTTCGTGTACAAGGGCGGTGTCGAAGAGGCATTCGTCCTCGCCCGTAGAAATAATCCTGATTGGATCGGTAGAAATAGAACAGATCCCGACTGGGCTTCCTTCACCGACTTCACTTGGCAGGAGATTCAGAATTTCACGATCACAAGCGGTCTGCTGAATGGGTGTGGTGCCGATTGGTACTGCCCTTACATTATGACTCCAGGTGAGATCGGTGGAGGCTGCGGTTCAGACGGCTGCATCGCCCACACATACTTCGGAAGTGGAATTTATACTAGGGGAATTCCGATTGACTTCGACAGGGTGGTTTCGGTCAAGACGGGAACGAGTTGCGGCACCTGCAATCACAGTTTCTATGTGACCGCCCTGCAATTCGAGGAACCGTGAGGTCTAAATACGGTCATGGCTGAGACGATCAACAGGGACATGGATCAGGGGTCGAACTTCTCGTTCGACTATGTGGTCAAGGGCACCAACGGTCAGCCGACGAACATCGCATCGGGCTACACCGCCTACGCACAGATGCGTAAGTTCTACTCCTCGACCTCGGCGGTGAACCTCGCCACTTCGATCACGGGAAGCACGGGCAACATCCGTGTCTCCCTCGGTGCCACGGGCACGGCTGCGGTCAAGGCGGGGATTTGGTACTACGATGTGGAACTGCACTCCAACGGCAGCAGCACGGTCAACCGTGTCGTGCAGGGCATGGTCACGGTCTACCCCGAGATCACGAAAATTCCGTGATGCTCACGGTTTTCACGGGCTTCGCAGCGGAGCCTCCATACATACGGACACAACCCGTTTCGTAATGGAGATCTGAAATGAGCGAAGCATTGACGATTGAAGCACCCGCTGCCCCCGTTGCCGCAGCCCCCTCGGTCCCCGCACCGAGCAAGAACAAGACACTCACTCTCTGCATGATCGTGAAGAACGAGGCGCATGTCATCGAACGGTGCCTCGCTTCCGTCCTGCCCGTCATCGACTACTGGGTGATCGTGGACACGGGCTCCACGGACGGCACTCAGCAGAAGATCCAAGACTTCTTCGACCGCAACGGCATCGACGGGCAGATTCACAACCGCCCGTGGATTGACTTCGGTCACAACCGCAGCGAGGCACTTGAACTCGCACAGAAGACCGACACCGACTACGCATTGATGATCGATGCGGACGAGATCCTCGTCTTCGACCCTGGATTCGATCCCATCGCATTCAAGAACAGCCTGACTGCCGACCTCTACAACATTTTCGCTCAGTTCGGGCAGACCCGCTATCACCGTCCGCAACTGACGAGCAACAAGAAGAGGTTCTACTACCGTGGAGTCCTCCACGAGTATGTGGACTGCCACGATCCCATCGGGACCCGTGACTTCGCCCGTGGGTTTATGAACACCCCGATCCAAGACGGTGCCCGTTCCTCCGACCCGCAGAAGTACGCCAAGGATGCCCTCAAGTTTGAGGAATCGCTCGCCTCGGGCAAGGTCGAGGAGAAGGACTTCAACCGCTATCACTTCTACCTCGCTCAGTCGTACCGAGACTCGCAGCAATGGGAGAAGGCACTCGCCGCATACCTCAAGCGAGCGGATCTCGGTGGATGGAACGAGGAGGTCTTCTACTCGCTCTATCAGGCGGGACGGATCATGGAGATCCTTGAGAAGCCCGTGGACAACATCATCCAAGTCTACTTCAAGGCGTATCAGACCGCCCCTTGGCGAGCCGAGAGCCTGTGGGCTGCGGCTCGGCTCTGCCGTTCCTTCAGCCGATTCGATCAAGGCTACCGCTTCGCCAAGCAAGGTCTCAAGATCCGCTACCCCGAGGGTGCGCTCTTCGTCGGTCAGGGCATCTACGAGTGGGCTTTGCTCGACGAGTTCGCCATCGCCGCCTACTGGACGGGTCACTACCGTGAGTCGAGGATCGCCTCCATCCAACTCCTCAAGGATGGGAAGTTCCCTCCCGATCAGAAGGATCGGATCGAAGCGAACATGAAGTTCGCATCGGAGTCCATCCTCAACGAAGGGGAGTGACATCCGCTAAATAGGTGGCGGTTCAGCAAACAGTCAGGAATCACCACCGATGCCATACAGCGCAATCCCAATTTTCCCTAGCAGCGGAGGCGGCGGGGACGGACGCAGGATCCTCAACACTTGGACGGTGCCCTCGGGGCATCCGTTCGATGCGGGTCATGTGGTCCTCTACACCGCAGGGACAACGGGATTCCAACTCGGTCTTGCCGATGACCTCGACACGACACAGACTGTCGGCATCGTTGAGTCAGCCACCACCGAAACCATAACTGTCGTCTATCAGGGCGAGATCGACTTCGCAGGATCTTCGCTCCTGATAGATGACGGTACGACAAGCCTGACGGCGGGGCTCGTCTACTACCTCTCGCCCACCAATCAGGGATACCTGACGGCCGTCCGTCCCTTCGACGGCTCTTCCTACATCCAAGGCGTACTTGTCGCCACGGACACCAAGGAAGGCATCGTCATCAACTCGCTGCCTCAGGCACCGACTACGGCATCCCTCTACACCCCCGTTGGATCCATCGTCCCGTTTGCGGGTCCCTACAGCGAGATCCCACCCACATGGCGCATATGCGACGGCGCAGCGGTGAGGAAGTCGGGAAACACTCCGTTGGATGGCGTGGACTACTCCACCCTCTACGGAGTCATCGGCGACAAGTACAAGGTGATGGGTCTCGCTTCGTCCGTGACGGGTCCCGTGAGCAACATCTATCAGGATGTCATCATTTCCTTCGATGGGGAAGGGCATGAGGACTACTCGGGAACTACGGCGCACGGACTCGTAGACGCAAACAACACCGATACATTCAAGCAGTACAAGATCGGTTGGGGTGGCACCAACGACTTCGCAGTCGCAGCCTTGACCGCTGCGTCATCCTCCGAGCCTCAGACCGCAAGGTTCCACTTCCTCGCACCCTACACGGGTACGAGCGTGGTCAACTTCAGCGGGGTTTCGATCAACTCGCCGATCACCATCCAATCCCTTTCCGATGGAGAGGTGGCGGGTTACACCTCGCAGAGGTTCTTCATCCCCGACCTCCGAGCAAGGACGGTGTTCGGTGCGGGATACTCGGTGGGACTCACGGGCACAGACCGTGGTGAGATCAAGGGACAGGATCTTTACCTTCTCACTACGGATGACATCCCCGACCACATCAACAAGGTCTACACCTACCCGACCAATCCCGCTCCCGATGCGGGTGGCGGCGGAACGAATGTCATGGCGGTCATCGCCGACAGGGACAACTGCGACATCGATCAGGCAATCGTCCACGATTCGTCCTTTACCGCCGACAACGATCCGATCAATCTCCTTCCCCCTCATGTCGTGACCAATTGGATCATCCGACACCGTCCCTTTGAAGGACCTGGAGTCGAGGTTGGTCCCCGTGGTCCCACGGGTCCTGCGGGTCCTACGGGTTCCACGGGTTCCACGGGCGGTACAGGAGCCACAGGTCCCTCGGGTGACACGGGTCCCACGGGTCCCACG